ATGAAGGCGGGGAATGTTCAGATTTTAGACCAGTTCGGGCGCCCGTTCTCAAGCCGTCCCATTTACAAAAGCGGCAGTTATGATGATGGCTTGCAACGATTGCCGAATTACCTCAAGGAGCCGGAACAGCTTTCCGGACGCCTTACCCGGAAGAACCTCATTTCCGCGTCCCGTCTGTTGTACAAGAACAACGGCGTTGTAAAAGGCGCCGTGAACATGAAGGCTGAATACTCTATAGGTAAAGCGTTTCTGTTCAAATCTTTGTGCAAGAATCCGGAAGTTGCAGCGAAGTATGACGAGTACATCAAGGCGTTTTACAAAGTTGCATGCGTGAACGGAAAGAATTTTCACTCGCTCCTGTATCTGATCTCCACCGCCATCGACATTGACGGGGATTGCTTTGTAATGTTGACGGAGAGCAAGACAGGGTTTCCTCAACTGCAATTTATCCGGGCAAACCGGGTGTGCTCTCCTAAAGATGGCCTTATTGACTCCGGAAAATACAAGGGGTTGAACGTGCTGCACGGTGTCATAACTAACCGCATGGGGCGTGAAATCGCCTATTGGCTGGACGGTGATGAACCGGGAGGCGGCGAGATAATTCCGGCGTCCTCAATGCTGCATTTAGTTGACGATGATTTTCTTGCCACTTGCCGCGGGGAACCTCTCTTTTCACATGGACTCAAGGAATTCCGCTATATTGATGACATCAATGTTTCCGAACTTGGGGCTATGAAAATTGCCTCACAGATCGCCCTGGTAAAAAAGAATGAAACGGGAGAAGTTGACATAGCACAGGCTTACAGCAAACCGGGCAATAATGGTGAGGTTGTTGTACGCAATACAGGAGACAAGCAAATTGTGTTTTTGAAGTCTGAAGACTCCCTTGACTCCCTAAAGATTGAGCGCCCCTCCCCGAACTACATGAGTTTTTCAGAGCGCCTCTTGAAGGGTGTCTTGTCCGGGGTAGGGGTGCCTTATGATATTGTGGTCAATCCGGACTCAAGCGGAGTTGGGAACAGAATGTCCCTGTCCAAATTCGACAACACTACACGGGACCGGGCCACGCTGCTTGAAGATGCCGCCAGACTGCTTGTACAGTATGTCTTGGCCGTAGGTATCCAGCGGGAGGACATCCCGCACGCTGAAGGCTGGTGGAATATGATGTTCAGCCGCGCCAAGCGTCCAAGCGTGGACATGGGCCGCGACTCCAACAGCCAGTTGAAAGAGTACAACGCCGGTATTAAAAACCTCACAGAAATCTGTGAGGAAAACGGAACGCAGGTGGAGGACCATTTGAGAATACGCGCCAGGGAAGCCGCCATTGCGGAGAAGTTGCGCCGTGAAGCTGAAGCAGAATTCGGGGTAGAAATCTCTCCGGATTATATCAGAAAGTTTTAACGTTATGAAACCGTTATATTGTGAAGAAACTGCATGGCTGGCGAGTATGCGCCAGCGGAAGAGCCTTGAACCGAAAGCCGCGGGGAACCCGGATTTTGACTTCTCTTTTTTCATCCAGACGCGCCAGAAAGCGCGGGTAATTGGGTCATCCCTGGTGATTGACGTAATAGGGCCCCTGTACGGTGACGGCGTGCCCCTGAATGAAGCCCTTGGCGGCACAAATTATCAATCCATCGTGGAGGAAATAAAGGCTGCTGCCGGAAACATTGACGAAGTGATTTTCGTCTTTGACTCTCCGGGGGGAGACGTTCAAGGCTGCCATGAAACAGCGGAATTGATTAAATCCCTGCCCGTGGAAACCGTGGCTTATGTCAAAGGCATGTGCTGCTCTGCCGCCTATTATTTGGCTTCGGCTTGTGATCAGGTGATCGTGACGGAAACGGCGCTGGTTGGCAGTATCGGAACTGTCATCAGCCTCTGGAATGCCAAGAGCGAGGAAATATTGACCATCACGAATGATGATGCTGTTTTCAAACATCCGGAAACCCCAATGAACGCGGAGGCAATCGCCTATTACAGGGATTTGTGCAACAAGATCGCCGGACGGTTTCAGGAGTTTGTGGTTTCCGGACGCCCCGGACTTTCTGCGGATGCTTTTTCCGGCAAGGTCTTTGTGGTGGAAGATGCTGCCTCCCTGGGCCTGATTGATGATGTAATGCCCTGGGTTGATTTTCCCGGTGCAAATTAAAAGCGCAACGCCCCGCAATAAGTATGGCACTATTCAAGTCTGATCAAAATATCGTTGATGCGCTCAAACAAGAGCTTGCCCCTCTTGGGGCAGAAATGAGGGATGGAATTACAGTAATCCAATCCTCTATTAAATCTCTTTGTGAGCGTGTCGAAGCCCTGGAAAAGGAGAATGTCAAGCTCCACGCATCCGTTGCCCTCAAGAAAAACCAGCTTGAGGAAGAAGCCGATACGAAGGCGAGCCAGAAGGCCGCGGAAATGGTGTCTGGCATGGGGCATAAAGCCGTAGTGGATAAGCCGGAAGACGGCGAGGAAACCCCCTCTATCCTGGAGCAGTACACGGCGCTTTCCGGAGATGAACAGCGGAAGTTTTATGCAGCCCATAAGGATGAATTGATGAAACTTTGTAAGTAAACAACACACAATATTAACAATCAAACTATTATTTACGATTATGGCACTTTCTGATGCACAAAAGGTAGCTATCCACGGAGAAGTTATTACCTCTTTACGCAAGGCACTAGTTCCGCTCGAATTTCTCAAGAAAGATTTTCGCATGGAATATGCCTCCCAGATTAAATTTAAAGATATTAAGGCATCTGGTGAAGTAGTGGAGAATCCTACGTCTTACCAGAACGATAAGGAAAACGACGGTAATTTGATTCCGCTCTCTCTTACCGAACTGCATCAAGCTTGGCGAATTACTACGGCTGAAAAGCGTAATGGGTGGAAGTTGGCCGATCTGGCAAAGACAAATTCTATTGCTTTTGCCAATGATTTGCACAAGCGTATTATGTCTCTTATTCCGGCGAGCGGAGCAAAGACCATTGGGACCGCTGATAAATTCAACAAGCGCGGCTGCATCAATTTAAGCGGGGATATTGAATCTGATGAACCCAGGCTGTTATTGACTCCCGATTATTACCGGGCCATTCTTCCGGAAAACACTACGGAATTTAAGCTTGATGGAGGCGCCTATGGGTTTGAGTCCATCCACAAAGCAAAAGCTTCCGTCTTTTCGAAAGATGTTGTGGGCGTGGCTTACGAAGGCGGGGCGATCGCCGTAGGTTCCGCCATCCCGGAAATTGATGATGATCTCAAAGATGACATCAATTGGGAGCTTATCACTATTGATGGCCTTGCAGGGCTGACGGTGATGTTCTGCAACTGGATTGACCGCAATACCCGCGCAGAATGGGCCTCCCTGGGCCTGATGTTCGGCGCCAAGATACTTGAGCCGGATAAGGTGAAAGGGTACGTTGCCGCTGCTGTCACGCCTCCTGAAAGCTAATTTTTTTTGCATTAACTGCTGGTGTTCACCGTCCCGGACTTGTCCGGGGCGGTTTTTTGTGCAACGCCCCGCCATTTATATGAGATTCACAGATGCGGCTAACGCCGCGCACCGGCGCATAAATCAGGTATTACCACAGGCGGAAATTGCCTACCAGGGGAAGACATACCAGGGGTACATGAATTCCCGTGACGTAACCCTTGAACGCCAGGAGGGGGGATATTGCAACCAGCGGGACCGCATCATTCACATTCAAACGGGGGACTCTTTCCAGGTAGGGGGCCGCGTGGAATGTGAGGGGATGAAATTCAAGATTACCGCAGTCACAAGTAATTGCGTTTACAGGGTATTAACTTTATCAGTTGATTTGTATGATTAAATGCAACGTGGAATGGCTCGACAAGGCTATTAGGGACGGGCACAAGAATATTCAGCGTTTCGGGGGGCTGTTCTTGGACATGTACGCATCCAATGTGGCCCGCGGTATGTGCTTCAATGCGACTCTCCCCCTCGGAAAAAACCGGAAATCCAAGGTGGCCGGGCGAAAGTCCGGGGAAGGTTCTGCCAGCCGTGACATTGCGCGGGCTGTGGGCGCCCCTGGGAAGGCTTACAGGATGTTCAAGGAACGTGATCCGGTAATGGCTCGTCCCGTGTATGCTATGCTCCGGCAGAAGAAAGAACAGGAAGCCCAGCAAGTAGCATTTGACAGCGGCGTTCCGGTGACGTTTTACGCCAGTTTCACGAAACGCATGCATAAGGACGCCCGGCGCCGCGGAACGGTGGACGCCTTTTCCGGGCGCGTTACGTCAGACAGCCGGGGACTCAAAAAGTACCGCATGGAGGTGTTTAAGCACATAGGCAAGGCAAAATCTGGCTGGACATGGCCCACCTCTTACGGATGGCAAGCGACGGGACGTCTTCCCCAATGGATTACGCGGCACGGCTTGAACGGCATATACAGGCGCACCGGGGATTCCGTGGAAATAATCAACCCTGTACCGTATGCCAAGGAAGCCATGATTGAACGCTTGTTCCCGCTTGTTTATTCTAACGCATTAACCGCCACTAACTTAAAACTGCACCATGAATGGAAAAGGATAAATAAATCATGATTGTTGATGACATTGTAAAACACCTACGGAATTCCGGATTTACTGCCTACAAGGCCGGAAATGAAGAAGATTTAGAACGCAAGCCCTGCGTGGTGGTGGAGATGACGAGCCGCACGCAGCCATGGTTTCCGCTGCCCGCCTGGGATTATACGCTTTCCGTTGCCCTGATCAATAACCGGTCTGACTCGGAAGCGGAAGAAAAGCTTGTGGAAGCCTTGGGCCGGATGGATTGCGGCGAACGGTGCGACTTTTTCAACCTCATTGACTCTTCATCCGCGCTGGACGGGGATGATTGGGTAACAACCTGGACAGTGCGCTATATTGAAAGATAATTTCTGTATTATTTTGACAGTCAATGAAATATGTAAAACGTTTTCGTAGAAATATCTTGCAAAAAGTTTAGTTTTTCTTCATACTCGCCTTGCCCGGTTGGTCCGGGATTAAAAAAGGAGGTGTAACATGTAAATGAAGTATGAATTATTAACGCGACTGATTGAACTTCTTATAGTTCTGTTCAGCTAAAAGAAAGCCCCGGCCTGCTTCACCAGGCCGGGGCGATTGTTTAGAAGGTGAACATGTGAATGTTCCGAATTACTAACGCACCTTTAATATGCCTCATTCCGCGATTTTGTCAAGCGGGAAAGGGAGGTCCGCCGGAAGCGCAACGCACCGCCATTTGTATGGCACATGCATCTGATTTTATACAGCACGGCGACGGTATCTTCGGGATCAATTATTCCGGAGAACAGGATTTTGGAGCTATTATTTCTTCCGTAAGTTATTCATGGTCAGCAGAAGGGGATGTTAAACTTAAAGGGGACAAAGGCGTTACTGAAGGGAATACTCTCTATAGTTCCCAATGCGAAATTACTTGGGAAGCCTACATGAGAAAGACCGGAACGGAGGTTCCGCATATTGGCGACATTGTTGATGTCCATGCGGATGTTTTGAATCTCTGCATCAGGAATTTAGGTGAACAAATTCCGGAAAAGGTAACTAAGGCCATCTGCAAGAGTGTAGATATGAAAATGGAGGCAGAGAATTACAGAAGCTTTACCGTTAAAGCCTCTTATGGCCCGAACATTAAAGCCCTGAACCCGGAAATTGTTTCCGAATAACAGACTTCAAGGGGCGCCGTTTCTGGCGCCCCTATCTCGAACAAAAAAAATAACATAATAGACGTAACATGAATAATATAATCAATATTGAAGACATCAACCTTGCAAGTGCTTTGCTTGCAGCCACGGCCCCCATTGCCAAGAGGGCAGAAATCATCATTACTGACCGGGGGGAACGGAAGGTTTTTTACTTCGCGGATACCCCGGAGACGCGCGAAATGATCAGTAAGTGGAATGACCCGGATTTTGTGAAAAACAATCCGGAAGACCCCTTTGCGTTGGTCAAAGCGGCTTTTGATTGTCGCCGCGGTATTCTGGCCGGACTTCCTAGATTCCGGAAAATCGCCTGTATCCGCTCCAAGGATGGACAAAAGATAGCCATGATTCCGGAGGATTGCCCGGAAGAAGATAAACGCGAAATCCTGGGGCATTTGAACTCCTAATCAAAAGAACGTTATGAGCGACAAGGAAAAAGTCTTGAAACTCCGTCCCCTGTCTGTTGGAAGCATGGAGTTGATGCAGCGTTTTAACTGCGGGTTCATGAATGGGGGCATGGATTTAGGCGGCATTGTAGAATATATTTATATTCATACGGCTGATATTAAAAAACTTGAATCAATGAGCCTTGAAGAATTCAAGGAATCCGTTCGCAAATTTAAATATGAGTTGAGCCCTGATGAAATGCAGCGCATTTCTGCATTGGTAGGTAAACAGGCGCAAGACGTTGATGAAGCAGCTTTCACTGTTGAGGATTCCAAAAAAAAACGGGAGGGGATAGGCCGAACTACTTTATTCAAGTGGTTTGGGCGATTGCTTCAAAGACGGGGTACCCCTTAAATTATATCAAATACGATATTCCATACAGCATGATTCTACAGTTTCTTATGAGTGAATGCGTTGCAAATGGTGTTAGCTGTTATTACACGCATGCCCGGAAGGTAGATCATGCTGATTTGGAACGTCTTGATGCCATGTTTAACAAGCCTGTCAATATTGAAGAATGAGCGCAGTAAAATTTAAGTTCTCCGGTGATTCCGCGGAATTATTAAAAGAGCTTGAGAACATTAAGGAAAAAATCCGCGGAGCATCAGAGCAAGCGGCAAAAGTGAGCCCTGGAAAGGGGGCCGCGGCTGACGTGGAAGGCTTGGGAGCATCCTTTAAAAAATTGCTGCCTTCTGTTACTGCGGCGGTTGCCGGTGTGGCGTCTTTTGGAACGGCGTTGAGTGTAATCAAAATGGGGATAAAGGATGCCATGGATGATGAATACATGGCCGTTCAGTTATCGTCTTACACTAAAAACATTGAGTCAGCACGGGATTTGCAATCTCAACTTGATCATCTGGCGGCAAATGGCGTTGTTGCCTTGGATGATTTGGGAAAGGCCGCGCAGAACCTGTCCATGCACTTTCGGACGAACAACACGGCAATCATGAGTTGGTCAGAAGTCTTCGCGGATATTGCCGCCTCCGGTAAAATCTCCGCTGAACAGCTTTCAAATTCATGGGCTAAAGTCATGGCAAACGGTTTTGCCGACTCCCGCGCCATCAACCAGTTACAGAATCAGGGCATCCCCATCATCAAGGCATTAGCTGAAGAAATGGGCGTGGCGGAAAAACAGGTCATAGAGCTTGCCAAGAAGCGGGAAATTTCTGCTGATCAGTACGTCAACGCCATAAGGAAAATGCGTGATGCGGAATTTTCCGGCAAAAATTCTGCATTGTCGAATACGACTATTGGTTCATGGGAAACGCTCAAGGCGACTTTTGAGAATGCCATGGGGGATATGATGGCCGATAAGGTGACGAATCTTGCTGGTGCCTTTCAGTCTTTAACTGCGGAGATTGAAGAAGCTAGCGAGGTCAGTTTCCAGTTTTATGCAAAGCAGGAAAAGAACCTTTCTTTTTTTGAAAAAAGTATTGCCGGGTACCAGTCCGTATTTTACGGAATCGCTTCAATGTTCCGTACTGGGCATTATGAAAATGCCGTTATTGAAGGCCCTTACGATTACAGAAAGCAACTAGGAGATTATGAATTTAGCGGAAAAATCCGTGAAGATATTTCCAATGCAAAAAGTAATGATGAAATTGAACTTATCCAGCAGCGATTAGGTAAAGAATGGGACGAGCTTATTAAACAACGTGGCGTTCGTCAGAACTATATTGCAAACGATGGCGTAAACAGCGCAGAAGCAAAGGCGGAAATCGAAGACATTGATAGGATGATTGCAGCCCGTCAAGAACTTCTTGAGGAAATTGAAGAAGGCGTTTTGTGGAGGGAGAACGAGAAGCAATCAATTAAAGAGATTGTGGAAAACAATCAGAAGGAGGCGAGAGCTGCCGCTGATTTGAATGAAGCAATGGAGAAGCTCAATGCGACAAAGGATAAAGCAAATAAGCAGAAGCCAAAAAAGAAACAGGATGATTTAACAACTGATGGTTTAAGAAAGCAGCTTGAAGACGAATTAGCCGCCGTGCAACATACCTCTTTGGATGATTTGGAAGAGGAATTGAAGTTACTTGAAAAAGAATTTCAAACAGGAGCTTTAGATTTTAATGCTGCCACGAGATATGAAAAGCTTTTGTCTGTAGCTGATTCAATCCGAGACATTAACGATCAATTAAATAAAAAGAACAAGGCTGTTAAGGATTTGCGACAGGATACACAGGAAAACATTGCCATCATGCGGGCCGAGCTTGCAGGGGAAAAGGATAAATTGCGCGAACTTGAAAAACAGCGGGACGTGCGGAAGGAAATGCAATCCCTCATGAAGGGCGGCATGAATGAACACGATGCTCTTGGGCTGGCGGAACAGAAGGTTTCCCTAACGTACAAAATTGAGGACAAAAAGGAGAAGGAAAAGGAGGATGAAAAGAACTCCAAGGAGCGGGCAAAGGAAATGTCTGATGCGTTTAAAACGCGGTTTGACGCAGTACAGCAGACGCTTTCAAGCGTGTCCCGCGTAGGCTCCGGCTTCGGTTCCCTTTTTGGCTTGGTGGGAAAGGGGGATGCCGGTCTTTCCGCTGCCGTGGACTCCCTGACAAAAGAGGTGCAGACCTCAAACGGATACCTCAAGACGATTGCGGAAAAGGCCGAGAAAGGCGGCGTTGCCCTCTTTAGCTGATATGAACAAGGATATTAGACATACAGGCGGGTATGGATGGCAAGGCGATTTTGATGCGTCCATGTCTGATGATGGGGCATGGTCGGCAAGTGTTTCTTACGTGGCGCCCCCTGGGGAAAAATTCACGCCTCCTTACACCCTGCATTGCCATGTTCCCGGTTTTACGGATTTGATCTTATCCAACTATGAGCACTCGCAGATTGCTGACTTGTGGAAAACGGTCTGTACCTTCAAAAAAGAAGCCCCTCAAGAAGATGATCCGGATAATCCAGACCCGGACCCTGATGACCCGGACCCCTTTGATTTTGACCCCAAGGATACAAAAACCACTTGGGAATTTACGGCTGGCGTAACGAGCAAGAGCATTTTTGACCACCCGGATTTCAAGCCCATGTTTCAGAACAATCCGGACCTGCGGAAAGCCTATGAAGCGATCATGTCGGGCCGTGTGGATATTGAATCCCTGAAAATTGACTCCAAGCTGAAAAGGAAAGACCCGTATGATTTCGGCCTGGGGGGCGTGAAGTACTCAAAGGAACTTTCTGACCTGTTCAACAAAGTAATAAATAAAGGAATAACTGACTACTATAAAAGGTGTTGTTCCTATTCTATCACGACCACGGAAGGGAAGGGCCCGGATGCCGCCCTTCAGTCATTGATTTCCGCGGGCGGTGGCAATTTTGTGAAGATGGGAGAGGATAACAACCCCTACGGGAGAAAGACGGAAACCACGCAATCTTTTTCCCAGGTTTTGGAAGAAGGCGTTTTGATTATTTGAATGATGACCTGGACAAACGATTTACGAATCAGGGCGGACGTTGCGCCGAGTGCTGCTAGCCAGCAGGGCGCTGTAGCGTACAGAGTCAACCGCACCGTTTCACAATCCCAAATTGTACCCATTGCAGGGTTCCAGCGCCCCAAGTGGGCGGCCATGGCGACCAATCCCAATGCCCCCGGCATGATGGCGACGGGTTACAAGATCGCCTTGCATTCCGCAACGCATTACAAGGTGACGGTAACGTACTCTTACCCGTCCGGAGATACCAATGAGGATGAAGACGGCAACCCCATCAATCCAGACAACCCGGATAATCCCGACGACGCGAAGGAAAAGTACAAGGTCAAGATCAGCGACCGCTCGAACATGACGCTTGAGCCCATATTGAGCTATTACAAGTTGCGGGACACGAACGGGAACAATAAATATTCAGAGGATGATATGAGAACTCTGGCCGTTTACCTGTCCGGGGGGCTTGTCTTGTGCAGCAACGGCCAGTACCGGCTTAAATGCGAGAAAGACGAAACGCCGGGGCATATTCAACTCCCCGTTACCCCGATTACCCCATATATCACACTCGGTTACAAAAAAATTTCGCAGAACAATACGGTCATCACGAAAACCTATACAGCGCGCCGCGTGGATCCGTCCAAGGTGGAGCGCGTGGGAAAGATTGTCCAGGGCAGCGAGTTTGGAGGCGCAACGGAAGTACAAGGGTATAAGCTCAATTATCTCTTTACCCGGTACTCCATCCACAAGGTAGGTAACAGGGAATACGAGATCACGGAAGAATATACGCAATCCAATCCCGGAGGCTGGTCAACGGACCTATACAAAAATGGATAACATCACTAAGGGAGACCCTATCAAGGCGGATTGGGCCAACGCCCTTACAAACGCCCTCAATGCTGCTACGCATGGCAAAACGTCCATGCGCGGCGGTGGCGGCCAGAACGTTTCCATTGCCCCTTATCAGCGCGGTTCACGCCCCCTGGCCTTTGATTTGGTGGAAATCACGGATGACGCGGAGGCATCCCTTTCCGGCAAGGTCTCTGGAGGGCTCCTTTTGAATGCCTATAAAGAGGAACAAGATACTGATAATGAGGAAGAAAAGAAGATACTGCTGAAAAATGAAGATATAGAGATCAGCGAGTATGAAGCCTCTTTTAAGGCAGGGGAAAAAGTGTGGGTGCATGTTACGTATGACACGGACACCTGGGAGGCATATACCGCTATCCTGGAAAAGGGGAATGAGGTTCCAGAGCCGGAAGACGGGGAAGCTTACATTGTCGTAGGTGAGTTTGAGGAACGTGATAAATCCATTATTTACAAGCACAAAGGCATTACCTTCATCAACTGGGATGTAATCAAATGGGAATTCAAAAAATACAAGCTTAAGACGGACCCCTTATGCGCCTTGGAACTCAAGGAAGTCGAAGAGGAAAACGAACTGACACTAAACATTGAATCATCCAGCGAAGAAGAAAACATTGATGCTGATAGCAATCTGAAAGTGTGGCTTGTCCAGAAAAAGGGGAAAGGGCAGGGCGGCGCGGAGGAAGGGCCGGTTAGGCTTGGCGTGAGAATCAAGGATGAACGCCCCGACTATACGGGGCAAGACCCCATTGAAATCACCGGCAGGAGCGTATCTCTCAAGCTGGACCAAACGGAACATGAAACGTCCAACGGCATCAAGTACAGCCTGGAAGTCAAAAACGGTGAGCTTGCCATGAAACTTGATACCGATTCCATGACGGAGCCGGAACAAATCAGTTACACGGCGGAAGCCCCCATTGAGATTGCCGGAAGCACAATCAAATTAAATGTCAACACTACTCAAAAAACGTCCAACGGCATCAAGTACCAATTAACCAAGACGGGAGGACAGCTTGATATAAGCTTGAACGCGGATTCCTTGGCTGTTGGCGAGAATTTAAAATTTGAAAAACCATTGCGGAAAACCAGTAGTGGCTATGTCGTTTTTGATTACGACCGGAATTGGAGCGAGCCCGCAAACGGGGTAAAGGCCCATTTTGTAATGGTGGGAGATGCGCTTTCCGTTGAACTCCATGCAGATACGACTAGCGACGGCTCCGACGGTCTTATCAGTGATTCATGGACTGTGCTTGCGTGTGATAGTGATCACGCATTGCGTTTAAAGAGAAACGATAATGAAAAAATCTATATCCAACAAGGAGAATGGAATAAATCTTCAAATCAATACGAACCAATAAATTAAAGATAAATGAATTACGCTATATTTTGCTACCGGGAAGACTATAAATGTCTTGAATTATGTGTCGGGCAAATCCGCAAGGTTGACCCTGATTGCATGATTTACCTGTTTGACGATGGGAAAGCCCCGCTCACAAAAAAGGACATCCCCAAGGGGAAGGACATCATTTACAAGAAGACCTATTTTGAGCGCAACAAGAACCTGAACGGCCTTGAATGTGTCCGCGGCATGCTTTCCTGCATGCAGGATATTCCGGGCCGGGAACCCGTGATCAAGATTGATGCTGATGCGCTGTTGATGTCCCTGAACGAAATCCGGAAATCGTTGTTTGAGCGCAGGAAGCTTGCGGGAGGCTACCAGTGCGCCGTGCCGTTCGCCTGGTCCGGTGTATGCTACTGGGTGACGCGGAAATTCATCAATGATGCTCTTGATGTCCTGGTGACGCTGGAATTCCCGGTACGCCATGACCAAACCTACCCGGAGGACGTGACCGTTTCCTTGCTGGCCCTGTACCTGTACGGGCGCAAGGGCGCCGACGTGATTGAGTTCCAGGGCGGGAAATACCTGATCGGAATCCGTACGTGCGACTCCTACCAGTTATCAAAACTGGCGAAGCTGGCCCGGCATGTGTCCGCCGTCCACTGCGGACAGAAGGATTTTTATGAACCCATCGTCCAGCAATCGGGATGTACTATCCGGGAAGCTTGCGCCCGCGTCATGTGGGAAATCCTGCATCCGGGGGAACCGGACGGATTCAGACTTTGAACAGGTCAAGAACCAACTGATTTTCCTCAAAGTTCTTCTTGCTCGTGGTGTATGCTTTCATGATCTGCTCCGGCGCCTTTTTGCGCGGCGCTTCCAGCTTTTTGACGGGGCGCCGCTTCATGGCGGCATGTTCCGCCTGCTGCATCATTAGGGACGGCGGAAGGCCGCTTTCCGCAAGGAATTTGGAGGCGGCGCGGGAAATGGCGGCCTTGTGTACGCCCAGCTTGCGCGCCCGCTCGGCCATGCGCTCATTGCCGAGCACGGACGTTAGGCCCAGCGCGTATGCCACACCAAACGCGGTAACATTGGGGGTACGGCTGTTGATGACGTGATACAGGGCCAGGGACATGATCCGGATCATTTCAAGGGCACGTTCCCGGAATTCATTTTCCTGCTCCTGTTCATCCTCCGGATATTCAAAATCCGTGTGTGCTGTGTAATATGACTGCTGCGGTTCCATATCTGCGATGTTTACTTATCAACATATCATGATATAATAATATGTAAAGGGAAGAGTAATGACAGGGATTTCACAGGCTGAACTTGCCCGTCAATTGGGCGTCAACAAAAGCACGATCACATACCATGTGAAGCGCGGGCTGACGCATGCTCAAATACGGGAATTGATTGAGGCCAGAAGGAAGGAAAGTCCAGCCGTTGAAGCCGCTGCTTCAGGCATTGAAAAAAACGCCCCGGAAGTTGGGGAAGGAGTGGCGGAACTGCGGAAAAAGAAACTTGCCGCAGAAATTACCTACAAGAATTTGCAAGCTGAACAGGCCCGCGTGAAGCTTGAAAAGGACAAGGCAAATCTGGTGGACATGGAGGATGTGAATGAACTTGTGGTGCATCTTGCCAGCGTAACCAAGGGCGTCATCCAGGCATTTGAAAACAAGCTGCCGGGCAAATTGGAGGGGTTGACGGCTGCTGAAATGGTTCCCGTGCTGCGGGAGGAAATCAAGGCTGCCCTGTACTCCATTGCAGAAGAGGCCAAGGCACAAATCAAAGTGATCAGCCGGGCGGAACAATGAAAGACATTGAAAAGGCTGCCGGATTTCTGAATCTTTTCTCGGATAATGTATCCGCGGGAATGGATGTAGAGCCGGTTACATGGATACGTGAAAATGTGGTAGACCAGCAATCGGCAAGGTCTTCCCACATTGATTTTACATTGAGCCCGTTCCTGCTGGACCCCATTGACAAATTCTTGAATGACGGTACGGTCAAGCACATTAACCTGATGGCGCCAACCGGCTCCGGCAAATCAACATTGTTTGTAGGTCTGCTTAATTACCTCATTGCCAATGATGCCGGAAATACCCTTGTCGCGTTTCAGAATGAGCAGGAAACATCTGATTTTGCGGAGACGCGGCTTTTCCCCACGTTCCGCGACAACAAAGCCCTGAAGGATTTGTTACCAAAGAAAAGGCATGCGGCCAGGAAAACGGAAATCCTTTTCCCGCACATGAATTTGTGGATGGTATCCGCTACCAAGGGCCAGTTGCAGTCAAAGTCCTGCCGGTATTTGATTGGTGATGAAATGTGGGCATGGGAAAAGGGGATGGTGCGGGAGTTCCTGGCCCGCCACCATGACCGGTTCAACCGTAAAATCTTGATGGTCTCCCAGGGGGGCGACAAGGGGACGGACTGGGTTGACGAGTACGGCAAGGGCCGCATCCATCATTACCATTGGCAATGCCCCGGCTGCCAGGGGTGGAACGCTTATGACTGGCGGGATGTCATCTACAGTAAAGAGGAAAATATTGATTGGGAGCGTTTTAAGGAATCCGTCAAAATGGTGTGCCCGCGCTGCTCTCATGAAATAGAAGATACCGTGAACAACCGGCGCCGACTGGCCAGCGGCGGCAAGTACGTGTTTTCCGGCAACACAAGCGCGTTGCCGGAGATAGTGAGCTACAATTTTAATGCTTTGGCTTGTTACTGGGTGTCATGGGCTGATCTGGCTGTGGAGTGGATTCTTGCCAATCAAAAAAAGCGGAAGGGGGACATAGAGCCGCTTAAAAAGTTTATCCAGAAACGGCTTGCTCAAAACATTGTGGATTTGGGCGAAAAAGACGACGTGTTGAAAATCCCACTCACGGCGGAAAGTATGGAAGGGTACACCGTGGAAGACGAACGGACCCGTTTCCTGACCGTGGACGTCCAGAAGGGGCACTTTTGGCATACGGTTTATGCCGTTGACGCTGGCGGCTCCTTTCATTTGCTTTCGGAGGGGCGCCTTGAAACGTTGGAAGATATTGAATGTAAACAATCTCAATTCAATGTGCCTGATCATTGCGTGGCTCTGGACTGTGCCTTTGATACGGATGCCGTTCGAAAGATATGCGGTCTTCATCATTGGTTTTCAATGAACGGTACTGTTAAAGAAGAGTACCTGCACAAAATCAAGGGGAGGGGAATTAAACTGATTTATGCGCCCATCGAACGGCATATTGTTGAGGGGGTGCAGTGCCTTCACTTCAATTTTTCCTCCCAACGGGCGAAGGATGTTCTTGCCGCGCGGATTAAAACGGGGCATTTCAAGGTTCCTCATAATGTTTCTGCTGAATACATTAAGCAGATGCAAGCCGAAAGCAAGCAGGAATCCATAGACAAGCGTACTGGGCGGGTCTCCCTCAAGTGGCTTGCCTCCGGGAATAACTCTCACATGTGGGACTGTTCCTGCATGGCGGTAATTTTTGCCATGATTCACCGGGTCATTTAAGCGCAACGGGCGCGCACTAGTGTATGATGATTTTATGTCAGGGCGCCACATTTGATATTGCTACTACCAGCGGCATTGCTCAATCGGTGATGCTGCGTTTTGTGGACGGTGACGGCGCGGCAAAAGACATATCCGGAAACACGTTCCGCTGCGCTGTCCGCGGTCCCGGCGCCGCCGCTATTAAATGCGAGCCTATTGACGCCACAAGCGCGCGCCTTGCATGGAGCCCCCTAAAAGCTGGGGCTCATGCCTATGATCTGTTCATGGCTGCGCCAGACGGCGCAGAACGGCCCTTGATTATGGGAGAAATCCAGGCCGCCCCCCGTGTCACGCCACCAGGAAATGAAGACGTGGTAACGATAGGCGACATTAAAATCATAGTCCCCGACGCCGCAGACGGAGAAGTTAAAATCATTGACCCTTCCGCGGATGCTGCAGAACGTGCGGAGGCCGCAGCTCAAAAAGCCGAAACTGCCGGAACTGATGCCGATACCGCACGGAAGGATGCGGAAAATGCTCTGAAATTGGCGAACGATGCTGCCGCATCCGCACAAAAGGCCCTTGCCGCCATCCCGCAGGTAGATGCTGTGGGTAATATGATGCTGGAGGGTGGTCTGACTGCGAACGGCACCATCAACGCCAATGGTGGCATCAATATTCCGCTTACCGTGGGAGCGCAAACAGGCACGGCAGCCGTGAACCGCCTGTATGCCGCAGGAATGGCCGGAGTGACGGACATTTATACCCAGCATGTCTACCTGAACACGGGCGCTATTACGGCGACAGGTACGGCATCTACTAAAATTCTGATACCTGGCCAGTACGCGCAGACAAACGTCCTGGCCAATACGCACAGTACTGTTATACATACTTTCACGGGGCCGCACGGCCAATGGAATTATTCCAGTTTCGCCGGATTTTCTATCCCCTACCAATTAACGGCGGCTGGCAAAATCACCGTAGATATTGGGCGCGGGAGCAAGACGACGCGGCAAGATTTATCCCTGGACTCATACAGCATCATTCCCGGTAATAATCTGGCGTACAATACCGGGGAGATACTGGATATTACGTTTGATAATGTGCGCGATACGGCCCGCAATGGCTATGTGATCCGCGTCCGTGAAATATACTGTACCGAGTCCACGCAGCTCTGGAAGGTTAAAACCACAACCAGCTTTATCCCTGCTTCCGGTAACGAGCCAATACCTTATATAGTTAACAAGATCATCTACCAGCAATATGAGCCACGCTCCTACATTGCGGGGGATTATGGCGACGCTTACGGGGCATTGTTTTTGCTGACCGGAAGCGGTAGCATTCAGCAATTGTGGATGATTGCCACGGTACGAGGGGTTACGACTTTTGAAACGGGGACGGGGTTTAATCGCATTGTGTCAGACATGCCGGGGATTGCAGACGGTAGCGTTGCGCTCCTTGTCGGGTCTGCGGAGCGCACCAACTACCAACCGGGCAATGTCAACCCGGTTTACTATGCCCTGGCCGCGATAGCCGAAAATGCCATTGAAACCGAAGAAACGACTGATTTTGAAGATATTAACGTACCAATAGGATGAACAACGAAGAGATACAGATACAATTCCCCCGGCCCGGACAATGGGGAGAATTCGCCTTGACGGCCATCTACCGGGATGCGGAGGGCTACGCCCACACGGACCGCTACACGCAAGACGACATCCCCGCCGACCAAGCCCCGGCCATGCAGGCTGTAGTTGCCGCGCTGGTGGGACTGGCGGAACCGTGGAAAGCCTCCCAGGTGTGGGCGCGGCTGGGGAAAGATGCTCTAAGCCTTACGGAAGACGGAACCTATGAAATGATTGAGGCCGTGTCTCTGACCGTCGAGGCCGTCAATGACCAGGGAGGCAGACGGATATTCACCACCATCAATTACCCGGCTTTTGTCCTCACGGACCCCGCCGCCGTGGCATTTTTCAAATACTTCACAAAGCAAAACCATGAGTAAGTTAAGTGACGAACAAAAGAAGGCCGCCCTGGAGGCGGGGAAGCAGGGCATGAAGAATGCCTACGAAAAAAGCAAAACTAAACCCGGCCTGAAATGGTGGGAACGCCTTTTGTGGGTGGTCCTGGCGGGGGCGGCCTATGCGGCGTCCGCTTTACTGGGAGGCTGTGGGCACTCCGTAGACGTGACCCCAGGCCGCACGGAGGTCTGCAAGGACGGTTCCTGCCTCGTCATTGAGCAGGGGCATATCTCCTATTCCCAGGCCCAGCCCAAGACGGAGGTTGCGCCCGTAGTTCAAGCCACCAAGAAATAAGACCATGTGCAAACTCTCCGAAGTACCGGCACGTTTCTTCGATTTCGCCAAGGCTTTCCCCGCCTGGGCCTGCGTCATGCTCTCGCTGGGCATTTGTGGCGCGGCCTGCTGGTACATCGGAGATGTCATGGGACACCACAACGACCGTCTTTGCGATCTGATGACGATGCAGACACAGGCCCAGGTGGAGACGGCAAAGGCCATTCAGCTGCTTGCTGTCAGAATAGAGAATATCGAGCGGAAACTTGAGAAATAGGCAACTGTAAAGCTTTTCTTACTAGTTCTATCAAAAATATCTTATAACCATGAATAACACTGAAAGAAACATGGCTGCGGCCATCCTCCGCTTTGAAGACAGCCGCGTAACCGGGCCGGCCTCCCTGCGCGTTTCCCGACTCCCTGCCGCTGACAAGGGCGGCAAGTGGGAAATTTGCGGCATTTGCGACGGCATTGAACCCGCCGTATTCAACCGCCTCAAGTCCCTGCTGGACGCCGGAAAGCGGGAAGAAGCCTGGGAGGGCTGTCTTCAGTACGTCCTGGACAATACCGCCGCGGTCCGCGCCTGGATTGGCTCCGATGCCCACCCGGCTACGGAATTCATCCTGCGGGACCATTATTTCAATTCCGGTAGCAAGAACACCGGGAAGATACTTCAGCGCGCGTTGAACATCCACGGCGCCGGGCTCACGGTGGACGGCATTGTTGGACCCAAGACCAGACAAGAGCTACAGGACCAGTTGGCCGGCACGGATGAAGCGATATTCCTCATTGGCCTGCAGGAAAAGCGCAAGACGTTTTATCGCTCCTGCAAGCAGTTCCCGACCTTCGGGCGCGGCTGGCTGCGCCGCTGTGATGACGCCTACAGCGTTGCCCGTTCCCTCGTTTAATCCTTACCCCCTATCCGACCCATGAGCAAGAAGCCCCGCAGCCAAAAGGCCGCCAAGACAACCAAGGCCGCTGACATTGAGATTTTCGAGGACCGCTCCCCGCAGGAACGCGGCTATCTCGGCATCTATGAGACCATCACGCCCAAGGTACTGAAAAATGCCCGTGAAAGCGTCCAGACGGGCAACATGCTCGATCTGGAACGCGTGTTCCGCTCGATGAAAATCGAATGGCCGCGGCTGCGGGGCAACTTGCGGAAGCTCCGGGAAAACGTGCAGGAATTGGATCTTGCCGTGACCCCGTGGGCGGAAAAGGGAAAGCAGCCGACTCCGGAAGCCATCAAGCACGCGAATCTTGTTGAATCCGCCTTGTACCGCTGCCGGCTGGAACAGGGGAAGTGGGAACTGGATTTGAATGGACTGATCGGAGCCTTGGCGGAAGCGCCGGAACGCGGAGTGGGCGTGCTGGAAATCATGTGGGAACCCGGTAAGATACGGTCTCCCCGCGCATATTGCCCCATTCCATCTACATTTTACAAATGGTCCAGCTACCCGGCGCAGATTGACCGCCTTGTACTGTGTCCGGACGGAATAGGGAATAGCCCCGAAATGGAATTCCCGCCTGATAAATTCATTGCCGCCATCAACTGCGACGGGCTTGACCACCCCATGTACGGAGCAAACCTGCTCGCCCTGGTCGGGTGGTTCGGGGCTGCCAAGTTCGGTCTCTCCTGGTTCATGCAATTCTGCCAGATATTCGGTTCCCCTCTTCGTCATGGCAGGGCATCGGGAACGGTGGCCCAGCGGAAGCTATTTGACCAGATGATTAAATTCGGGCAAACCGGTATCCTGGTGACTGACCCGGAAGCACAGGTTGACTTCGTCGACGCCGTCAAGGGAGGGACACAGCTTCCGCACCTGGACATGCTCCGCGAGTCCAATAATGCTTGTGACATCCTGATTTTAGGGCAAACCCTGACCAGCGACGTTTCCAGCAAGGGCGGCAACCGTGCGTTGGGAGAAGTGCATGAAGCCACGGAAAACAAGGTCGTGCTGGCCCGCGGCAAATATGTTGCCGGCATCCTCAACCAGCAGCTTGTTCCGGCCATTCTCCGGCTCAACATGGGCCGCCTTCCGGAACACCTGCCGATCATCTCTTTCAAGGACCCGTCCTCCGGCATGAGCGAAGCAAAACTTGGCTGGGTGGAAAGGGCAACCAAGCTTGTTCCCGTCGCAAAGGAACAGGTTTACGACTGGCTGGATATTCCCATGCCCGAAGAAGGCGCGGAGCTCTATCAGCCACCATCGTTTGGAGACGACCCGGAAACGGGAGAGATGGATGACCTGGACCGGGAATCCCTGGTGCATGCAGCGCGTAAAAAAAAACGCTGAAGCACATTGACGAGGTCAACCGGATTGCCGCGCGCATCGGGCGTCAGACGGACCAGGCAGCCCATGAACTGACCTCCGGCCTTGCCGGATTCATGGAAACCCTTATTGCCGACGTCGAGGCCGGGGAAGACTTGGAAACGGTTATTCGGTCTGCCCGTGAGCAGGTGCCGGACCTGTGGGACCAGATAGACACCTCCAAACTGGAAGACCGGCTTGTCAAGGTCCAGCACGCCGTGCTGGAAGCCGGCTGGAACTCCATGCGTGAGCCGGAAACCGCCAATGTGGAAGGATGAAGTACCATGAACATTGAAATTGAAATGAGCGGCTTTGACGCCGTGCTGAACGAGGCCATGAAGATCGTCGCCCCGGAAACGCTGGAAGCCGCGAACCAGGAAAGCGGGGAATACCTGCGGGACTATCTGGCGTCCTGGTACGACAACAAGGGGCGGGAACACTGGGTCAACAACTCACTTCCTACACACGGCCCGGGCCGCATGTCGACAGGCTGGTTCTCCAACATTGCGCGCAAATGGTTCCTTTCCTCTGCGGACGCTTCCGGAGCGGTCATCACAAACCCTGACGAGGACGGCTCCCTGCGGCACAAAATCAGGGGCGGGACAATCACAGCCAAAAACGCTGGAGCGCTGACCATTCCCCTTGTTCCGGAGGCCCACGGGCGCCGGGCGGCTGATTATCGCTCTGAAATCGGGGAGTTGTTCACCATCCCCAACAAAAGTGCCCTGTTTGAGGCCGTAGAAGGCGGCGGGGTGCGTGCGGTATACGCCCTGCGCCAATCCATCACACAGGACCCGTGGCCGGACGCCATCCCGGCCAGCGAAGAACTGGCCGCGGCCTATGGCATCAAGCTCATGGACGTTCTGGCGGCCTCCCTGGATGCCTGAAATCCATATCCAGCCCCGACTATTTACGCAATCGCGTTTCATGCCATGCTTGGGGCATGGATTTTGAGTTTAACGTCCCTCTTGCGTTCAGTGGTGATTCTCCGGCACGCATTGTATACATGCCGGAGGGCGTGCATTATATCAATGCATCCGTTGGCGGGCGGCAGAAGGTGATTGTAGACCGCTCCTGTCTGGCCCCCTTGAAACGTGACCTAGCCTTAAAGCTGGCAAAAAACGTCCGTCCTGTCTGTCTGTTTGATCATAAAATGGGGCCAGCCTCCTTTCTTCCGTCCGACTTTGACTATTTGGACGGGGTCGGGCCAATTCTGGTGGGCGAATGGACATTGAGCGGCAAGAATGCCAAGGAGGGAAAAGACTACGGCTATTTTTCACCGGCGTTCAGGCTTGACCTCAACACTTGCAAACCCGTGGGGCTGGAACCGGATGACATTGAGGTGGGCTCCCTGGTCAATGACCCGGCTTTTGAAAACATTGCCCGCATTGCGGCCAGCAAGGCCAAACTTGAGAATTTCACGGTCCTTGGACCGGATACCCCCTTGAATAGCGACGGAGAGGATACCGACGCCGTTCATAACCAAACAAACAACACAAATACAACAATGTACGAACTACTGGTTAAATGCGGCGTCCTCACCAAAGAGGAAGCCGCATCTGATAAGGCCGGCAAGATCGCGGAGGATAAAATCAACGACCTGAAGAAGAAATCCGAAGGTGGCGAGAAGTCCAAAGCAGACCTTGAAGCGGCCAAAAAGGAGGCGGAGGACGCCAAAAAGGAAGCGGCTACCTGCAAGGCGGCCAAGGCCAAGCTGGACGACACCGAAGCCAAACTGAAAGCTGCGGAAGAGGAACTTGCCGAGGTGAAAGCATCCAAGGCGGCTCTCATTGACGCGGAAATTGAAGCCGCCATCAAGGCTGGCAAGATTGCCCCGGAAAACGAAGAAGCCAAGGAAGCACTCAAGACCGCCCTGACTGCCAATATCAAGGCCGGCAAGGCTTTGATTGACACGATGAAGCCGGACCCCGCATTTGCGACGGTGGTCGCCAACAAGGGTAAAGGCGGAAGCGGCGGCGAAGAACTCACCGGACGTGACCGCATCATTGAAAACATCAACAAGGAAAAGAACTAAGCCATGGCTTTTTTGACTCTACTGGACATCCAGAAACGCAACGGTTCGGCATCCGACATCGGATTGATCGAAGAAGTGGGTCTTTCCGCTCCTGAAGTAACGCAGCTTGCTTCCGTGGTGGGTTCCAAGACCATGATGAAGACGTTTGTTCGCACCGGCGTCCCCCGTGCCCGGTTCCGTCCGGCCAATGCTCCCATTGGCTATACGTCCTGCACCTACGAAGCAAGGAATGTGGAATTGTTCCCCGTTTCCTCCATCGTTTTTGTAGATACTATTACCTTGGCAAGCTCTGATGATGGAGAGGCTGCCGTTCTGGCTGACGAAGCTTCCGGGATCACGGAGGGCGTTTTGCTTTCCCTAGGGGCCCAGGGTTTTTACGGAACGCAGATCGACAAGAACGGCTTCCCCGGACTTCCGGACTTCATTGACGACACGATGATCGTAAGCGCGGACAGCTCCAAAGCTGCCGACAGTTACGACGGAACGTCCGTCTTTGCCGTCATTGAAGGTCCCAAGGGCGTGCACTGGCGCTGGGGCCGCGACCGGGGAATCAGCCTCGGGCCGTTCAAGGATACGTACATTCCCGGCAAGGACCCGGAAACGGGAGAGCAGGGAGCCATTCCCGGCAAGGCTGCCGATTTGACCGCCTTTGTTGCGCTGGTCAACAACTCCAAGCTGTCTGCCGCACGCCTGAAGAATATCGGAACCGCGGAAGGAACGACTCTGGATGACGACAAGCTGGCGGAATTGCTGGCCTTGTTCCCGGCTGGCTCCCGTGTGACGAAGTTCATCATGAACCGTATGGCCCTGGAACAGCTTCGCAAGAGCCGAAATGTGGTGAGTGTTTCTGTCAACGGAAGCAAGGCGGGCGGGGATTCCTCTGGCTCCGCTCCGATTCCGACGCATGCCCACGGCATCCCGATCCTGGTGACGGACTCCATCGTCAACAACGAAAGCGACCTGACTTCCATCACGGGCATTTCCCACTGGGGCAAGCACGCGCCGAAGAAAGTCGCTGGCAAGAAGAACAAATAAAACAGAGAAAGGAACCTTAAACAGTGAATCCTATCAGACACACCCGCAAGGACGAATTGCTGACGGCCCGGATGAACATGCCGGGCACGAGCAAGACGGCCTATTCCGAAGTACTGGATGCGGGGCAGACGGGTGGCATTGATGAAATGGCGATCGTCATCGAGCACGAAGACCTTCCGGCCCTGGCTGCCGGAAAGAAAATCACGCTGACTTTGGAAGCATCCGAGGATGGCGAAAGTTGGGCCGAGGTGCCGGGGTTCTCCCTGGCTCCCACGGCGGGAGAAGCGGCGGGCGCTCTTGCGAACAGCATTTCCGGACGTGTCCCCTACGACATGGGACGCTACATCCGGCTCAAGGCCGTTGCGGACGCTGCCAGCGGCGACAACACCGCCGCCAAGTGTGAACTCTCCATCCGTGTGTAAACGTCATGGCGCTGGTCCAAATCACGGAAAACACCCTGCGGGCCTTCCTTGCGGACGCCGAAATCACGGCGTTTGATTCGGCAGGTGCAGAAGGTGATTCCCCGGAACGGGCCGGCGCCCTGATCAGAACGACGTGCAACCTTGTTGCCGGCATCGTCAACGCCTCCGGAAAATACCCTGTCCTGGAAACAGGGCAGGGGAAGGTTCCGGAGGAACTGGAACACCCGACGCTTGTCTGGATACGTCACGCCATGCTGGCCGATCTGCCTGACATGGGAGACCTGGAAGGGTCCCCCCGTGCCAAGCAGTACAGCACGGCCAGCGAGATTTTCCGGGCCGTCCGGCAGGGTAAATTCTACCTTGCCCCCTATGACTCGGAAAGCAGCGGCGTTGAGGTGTTCGGTGCCGGGGAACCCTATCAAAACTGGTGCGAACTATGAGCGCTCTACCTGCAAGCCCGCGCATCGCCATCGGGGAAAAAATCTATCAGAAGATCGTTTCCCTGTGCGCCCATTACAACGGGGGGGAAGACCCCGGTATCGTCATGCGCGGCTGGGATGCAAGCCTGAAAGCCCTGATTGACCAGAAGCTTTCCAAGCTGGGAATTTGCGTGCTGGTGTGCGCCCCGAAGCGCAAGCCCCTTCAGGAGCACGGCGGCACAAACGCCGCCATCCTGACAACCAAAATCGTCATTGAAAGCAACCCCGTCTTGAAAAAGTCCGATGCGACCGCCGTGCTCGGCTGGGATGCGGACGATCTGGCCGATTTGCTCGCCATCGGGCTTGACGGGCACCGGGAATTCAACTGGCTACCCAGCATGAAGCTCAAGGTTACAAGCACGGAGTCCAGCCGGGTACAGTTAACCAACAAGGCGGTAACACTTACGATTGAACAAATAACAATATTGAAACATGGCAACTAAAACCACCACCCCCGCGGCCCAGGAGGCCGCCCCTACTCCGGCGCCCCGCATCGTCAAATGCCGGGTTGTCGTCAACAAGCTCGAACTCCCTCACGGCATTGCCGCGCGGGGAAGAATCGTCCACATCCCTGAAGACGTGTTTGAACAGCACAAGAAAGACGGGAACGTGACCCTTATTGACTACGTAAGAAACTAAATATCATGTCAGAACTATACAACAAGGAAATGCTTGTCGGTACGTTTCTCGACCTGTGCCCGTTCGGAACGACGATCACGAGCGGAGAAAGCACCGATACCGTTGACGAGCATTTCAAGCCGGCGAAGGATTCCGACGCCTGGATGGTCGCCAACGAAGTGATCGACTATAAAATCACGCCGACCACCGAAGACGACGCCCGCACGGTGTTTTCCCGAGATACGACCTCGTATGTGACGCGGAAGAACACCAAGGTGACGGGCAACACCATCGAAATCAACTCGACGGAAATCAACCCGGTCTGCTGGCAGGTCATCTATCAGTGCGACAAGCTGGAAGCCGGGAAGGAAGTGCAGCCTTTTTCCCGCAACATCTACGGGCAAAAGGTATGGGCGCGCCTCACCAAGTACCAGGAAGACAAGAAGGAAATCATGGTCCTGGAAGTGGCGGCGCTGCTCAAGGTGGAACTCCCCACGGAAAACAACAAGCTGCTCACGCCGAAACTGACGCTTGAGGTTATTCCTTCCTCCCTGAATTCCCTGACGCCCACCGAGGAAATCGCTTTCCCGGCTTCTGCCGGGGCATAACACGCGGGCCGCCCCTCTGGTTCTTTGCATGGGGAGGGGCGGCCCGTATTCCCTTTACCATTTTTGAGACATGGAAACGACTGTTTCTCCTTTTTCCGTTACTTTTGACGGGCGCCCCGTCGTCCGCGCCGGGGAATGCCTGCTCGATGCCCTGCCGGAACACGCTTTCCCGGTCCAGTTCGGCACCTCGGCAACTCCCATCATCAACAGTCCGTTTCCCCGCCTGGATGCCTTCGGGAACCTTTCCATGTCCTTCTCCATCTCCACCGTCCGGGAATGTGATTCCCACATGGACGCGTGGAGGAGCTTTTATGAATGGCTCCGCGACTGGAAGACGGCGGGGAAGGGAACCCTGACTTGGGCCGACTGCATCGGTTCCCATGAGCAGCGGTTCGAGGCCATCGTCGCCGACGCGGAACCCAAAGTGACAGGGCTGTATTTCATCGTCTCCTACAACTTCACTCTTGGCAAACCCCTATGAAAACCCTTGACGTTTCCAGCAGCGAATTCCTGGACATCGCCGAAAGCCCCGCCTACAGCCGGCTTTCCTTCGGGGGCGCCTCCGTCTCCTTCCGCGTGCCCGTAGACCGCTTTTCCGAATGCCCCTACGAAGAGGGGGAAATAGTGAAAGTCGTCTGGCGCGGGAAAACCCTGCTCATTGGCCCGGTCATCAACCCGGAACACTCCCTGGACGGCACCTCCGAAAGCTGGGACATCAAAATTCATGACTACTGGTGGAATCTCGCCAACATCCAATATTTCAGCGATGGGCGCTCCCGCGGAATCTTTGCCTCATATCGATACGGCACCGATGGGAGCGAGGTCAAACAGGCCACGGCCAAAATCAAGGACGCCCTGTCCGGCATCCTGGACCACGCCATCAAAACGGCCCTGGTTCCCATCAGGTATGACCTTCGGATTGACGAGGACGCCGAACTGATACCCTTTGCCTACTCTTCCGAGACTTACGCTTCCCTCCTGATTCAAATTCAAAAATGGCGCCCCAACATGGCCGCATGGTTTGAGTATGGGGCTGGCGACGCTGTCACGCTGGTCATTGCCGATCATGCCAACCTGCCGGACGTGGTGCTTGACCTGTCCGCCGTGGACGTGAGTACCCTTTCCCTCAAGGCGCGGCCCGACCTGGTGCCCCCTGCCGTAGGGCTGACCTGCAACGCCTCCATTGGCACCAATGTACAGCGAGCCGTGGCCGTCTACCCTCCGGGGGCGTCCCTGTCCCAGCCTTATGTGGTCACTGCGGAGGTGGACGTACCTGGCGGGCTCAATGTGTCGGACGCCTCCGGCCAGCATGAGCCCGTGGAAACTGGGACGCTGGGCTATGACGCCCCCCGGATGACCGTCAGGGGTGACAAATTCCCCGCGGCAAAAGCTCAATGGCTGGCCCGCGTCAAGCGGTGGGTGCCGGCCCTGGCGGACTGCGCCAACCTGGAAGTTGCCAACCTCCCGACAGTGGTACCTATCACGCCCGCGGACGCAGAGCACCGGGGCTATGACCGCAACGCCATTTCCCATGAACTTATAGGCGGCCAAATCAACGGCAAGAGCTCAAAAATCAAGTGGGGCAAGGTCAAGGTTGACGTCCGGCTGCGCGCCACGGATCCGCCCGCCACGGCCAAGCAGTATTTTCCCGAATTTGCCGGGCGTACGGATGGCGGTGAACGCTGGATAGGGCTGATCCCGTTTGAGGTGACGACGACCAACGTCGCCCATGCCCGGTACCTGATGGACGACAAGGGAACGGTGGAATACCTGGATAACGGGGACGGTCCGGTTGACCCCGGCAACCCGGGAGACGACGGGGACTACAATTCCGCAGCCCTGTACGTCAAATTTACGGAGAGCATTTACAAGGCTACCCGCATCATGCCCTATGACGGCTCCGCGACTGTGCACGACGACTTTGACCAGGTCTGCGGGGGGCGCCTCTCCATCACGGGAGGGCTGCGCGAGTGGGAAACCATGCGTTCCGTCATCCAGGAGATTACCCTCGACCTCAAGACGGGAGCGTCTGACGTGACGGTGGGGGCCGCGGAACAGCTTTCCCTTCAGGACTCCATTGACAAAAGCAAGCAGCTCGCCGATGCCCTCCGCAACACCTCCCAGGCGTCCGCCTCCACGTCTTCCGGCGACGGTTCCGCGGGCGGCGTGGGACCGGGCGGCGGGACCATCCCCAGCCCGGACATGGACGACAAAAAGCCGGAGCTCCCCAGCGTGGGGCCGTCCGTTAAGATCGGACAAGCCCAGGAGTCCCCGGCCATGGGGACAAGCGCCGTTGAAGTCGGCTTCCAGTGCCGGCTTGCCTACAACGACGCCGGAAGGGTGGATGAAGCCTACATCCGCCAGGGGAAGGCCATGTATGCCGGCAACTACATCGGGGGCATGCTGCCGGAGGGCGCCGGCTCCGGGGGCTGGGTGAAAAGCCCCACCACCTCCGGGGAAGTCTGGCTGAAGGTGCAGTTGGATAAAGACGCCAAATACATGGGCTCCTACCTGTCCGCCGTGGGGGGCGTTTCCGACCCTGTCACGCTCGCCACAGAGAAACGGGAAACCCCTTACGATTATTATTTCCACCTTGCCACCATCGACGGCAACAAGGTGGTGCAGCATCAGGCTGGGACGGTCTACTTGCAGATACACCCGGGAACCTTCGGCCCCTCCGGAAAGTCATGATCAGGATTTATATTTTTACGTATGCCGGAGATGCGAACGAGGCCATTGCCTGCGTCCGGTGCGCCAGAACGGCCCTTCCCGCGGCGTTGGTCACGGTAGTGGATGACAGCGCCGCCCCGGTGCCGGAAAACGTCAGGCGGGCCTTCCTGGCTTACGGGGCGCGGTACCGTCAGAGCAGCTTCCCCCGCAACGGCAACCTGCGCGGCCCGGAATGCGTCCGGGGGATTATTTCCACGCTGGCCGGGGGCGCCGCGGATGATGACATCGTCGTCAAGATTGACTCGGATACGGCACTTCTGTCGGGAGGCTGGATTGAAAGCATGCCCGGCGCTGCGCTGGACTGGTATTCGTGCGGCTACGGTGTCCGGGAGGCCCACGGGCTTGCCTACGCCATGAGCGGACGGGCGGCCAGACTGGCGGACGCAGTCCTGCAGGAACGTGACTTGCTACCGCTGGCCCCGGAGGATTTGACGATTGCCCGGATCGTCTTTGACCTGTGCGGAGATGACCGCGTCCGGCTGGTGAGTCCGTGGACGCCCAGCAACCGGGCCGGGCGCTGGTCCTGGTGGAACTGGGACAGCGTCACAACGGACCCGGAGGACTACGCCCGCTCCTATGACGTGGTCAGCGTCGGCAACCCCCGGCCTCCCCACATTCCCCAATCCTCCCGCTGGGAGGTCATGCACGCCCTTTGCGACGCCCGCTTGAATCTCAACAACCAATAAAAACGATATGTCAAACAAAGAAATAAACATCAACATCAGGACGACCGCCGACACCTCCGGAGCCGACCAGACCGCGGAGGCCATCAACAAGACCCGGGAGGCGGCCCAGGGAGCCGGCGAAGGCGCGGACGCCATCAACCAAGTAACCGATGCCCTGAACAATGCCAAAACGGCTGCCGAAGAAACCGGCGCCGCCATGAATGAGGGCATAGGGCCGGAACAGGAAAGAGCTTTGGAAAACGCCAGGAGCAAACTTGACGAATACGCCGACGCCCTGACCGCTGCCGGTTCCCGGATGAAAGCCGCCTTTGACGACAACCCCGGACTGACCGGCTTTATCGACGAAGTAACCAATGGTGTTCTGACCTCCGAAGAATTCAGGAAGAAGCTGGAACAGGTGGATGACGTCTTTGAAGTCCTTAACGACAGGGCTTCCAACCTGGACCTTGGGGCGAAGTGGGGGGATGGCCTTGACGAAAACCTGCAAAAGATCATCGATGATTACAACAAGGAAATGGACGCCGCCGACAAGGCAGCGGACAAGGCGGAAGATGCGGAAGCCCGGAAGCAGAAAGCCGCCGCATCCACGGTGGAACGTCTGGAAGCCGGGAACCGCCGCGCCTCTGCCACCTATGAGGAATTGCAGGCCGAACTTGAAGCCTACATTGCCAAGCTGGAAGAGGCCCGGAAGGCGGGGGACAACGTAGCCCAGGCGGACGCCCTGAAGAACATCCAGGACTTGGGAAGGCGCATCAAGACGGCAGGGGATGCCGGAGAGCTTACCACGGGACAGGTCAAGGGGATGGCGGGGCAAATCACCATTGCGGCAACGCGAATCCTCGGCATGTCCAGTTCCCTGCGGGGAGCCATTCCGTTCATTCATCTATTCGGCACCACCATCAAGACGGCCATGGGGCCGCTGGGCTGGGCCATGCTGCTGATCCAGGGGCTTACCGCTGGCATTAGTGCCCTGATTGACCATTTCAAGGTCAAAAGCGATGAGCTGGTCCAGGAAGCGGAAAAGAAAGCTGAAAGGATGAAAAAAATAGCTGCGGACACCGCCGAAGCCGTCAAAAAGAGCTATTCCCTGATGATGGATGACAACCGGAATGACCGCACGAATGCCATAAACAAAGGGTTTGAAGACTTTGTGAAGGGCATTACGACGCACTACCGCTTGCAAACGCAGGAGATTGAACGGCAAATCCAGCTACGGAGGGAAGAAGCCGCCCGTCAGAAGGGCATTGACACGCAGGACGCCGAGCTTGCCCGCGTGAAGTTGGACAATGACTTTGAGGACGGCAAAATCACCAAGCGTCAGCGGGACTACGGCATGATGATGATCAACCAGAATCTTGACGACAAGATACGCCGTTTGGAATTGGAAGTATCTCAAAGGGAATTCATGGACCACGGAAGGCAGTTGGACGATGCCGTTCAAAACCGTGATAGTTTGCAAGATAAGGATTTTGATATGAAGTTCATTCAAGGTCAGATGCCTTCCCTTCAAGAAGTCCGTGGTCTGTTCAATCAACAGCAAAAAGCCCAGGAACGAATTGATGCGAGTAATAGAGAGTTGCAAAAAACAGAAGAACAAATAAAGCAACTCGAAGAAACCCTCGGTATGTACAAAAGATCAGGGCAACTGACTAGAGGATCATTCGAACGAACAGAGCTTGAGGAGGCAAGACAAAGAAAACAACGTCTTTTGTCTGCTCGTGACGTCGCCCAAAGTGAAGGCAACGCCGCCACTGTCAGAATAGATGAACTCCGAGAATTGTTCCGCCAATCCGATGTGAATTTTGAACCCTCCTACCAGCAGGGAACAGGTGTGAACAGCCGAGCCGGGGAATACCAGAAAGCCCTGGAAGACCAAAACACCAAAGCAAAAGAGCTTGCGGACAACCTTGCCGCCGCCAGAGAAGAAGCCGGGAGGATTGGGGACATCATGGCAAATTACGTGAACAGTATTGTTGACCAGGAACGGGGATTGAGAACGCAGGAGCGTATCAATGCCGGGAATGTCAGTTTGTTCAATAAAAAGGAGGACAAACGGGAAAAGAAGGAAGCCGAGAAAGAGCAGAAGAAGCTTGAGAAAGAACGTGAACGTGAACTGAAGAAGCTTCAACAGGAGCAGAAGCGGGAAGCCGACAAGGCTATCAAAACCCTTGTACAGGGCATGATCATGAAGACGGGCAAAAGCTCTACCCCCCACCAGTCAGCCCTAGCCAACAAGGCCCTTGACGCCATACGTAAAAACATTGAAGCCGCCGCGGCTGATGGATTCATTGATGAAAATGAAATGCGGGAATTGGGTAAACTCTTCAGGGCCAAACTTGAAGAATTCGGGGTTACGACAAAACATGCCTTCAATGGCTTAAAAGAGGAATTAAACCAAGGGCTTAGAGATTTCAATGTGCAAATCAGAGCATTGGGAGAATGGGCTAACAAAACAGAGAGGCAGAAACGCCCAGGGGGTGTTGTGAATCTTCCTTACCGCAGAAGATAATGAACAACACCCTGGCACCCACGCCCCTGACCCCAGGGGCGCATTTTTCAATCCTCGCCCCCAACGTTACATATCCTCTTGGCTATTACGGAAAGCAAGTCAACGACACGAGAGAGCAATTTGATAACTTTGGCGCACCAGAAACACCCAAGACAGGAGAAAGCTCCGGTAAGCAGGTAAATGAGCCCAATTCCAGGTTGTTTTTGGGCATAAAACAGGAACACCAAAACCCCAGTAATCAGAGCTATGACGCCGACGATGCAGAGCAATCCTTCAATATTTATTGCCAATGATTCGTGGTCTTCCTGTATCCTTTCAGCAGATTGTTTTTTGGGAATAGGGTCATACTCATTCATCAATCTTTCCAAAGACATTTTTTTAGATTCCTTATGAGCTTTTTCCGCTTCCTGTTTTAAGACTGTTTCGATCTGCACCCACTCTTGACCGCCAGCAATGCAAACAAGAGTGTCTTTGGTTATCTTGCCGTGTTTGTAAAAGGTTTCCAGTGATTCAAAGAGATATGGACCTTCCGTCTTTCCGTCTTCCGTTGTAATGTAATACTGTTCCAT